AGTGGCCGTGGACTCTCACTACGAAGGGGCTGAAGTCATTTCTCAATACATCAAGTCCGGAGTGGTAGATGGCAGGGACGAGATGCTGCACAACTTCCTGTCCTGCATTTATGAGGCGTCCATGGTCGTGACGGTACGCTTGCATTCGGCGCTGGCCTGTCTAGCCTTTCAGAAGCCATGCTGGCTCTTGGTCAAAGACTACAACGATCCGCGGTTCACCGGCTATCTGGCGATGCTCAACACGGTTTCCGCCCACTCGCTCACTCAATCGGATCGGCTTCCGGTTCCGAGGCCAGCAACCGATCCGAATGGTTTGATCAATCGAATCCGCAGTGTGGTAAGAACCTTCTTCGAGACTTGAAACTATGAGCCACCCAACCGGCCAAATTCTTCCCGGCAGCAAGTTCGGCAACGTGCTTACCGACCTTGCAAAACAGGCAACCTTTATTGTTGAAATCGGCACCTGGCACGGCGAGGGAAGCACCCGATGCCTTGCCAACGGACTGACGCGCCCGGAGCAGCGCCTTTGGACCGTCGAGAGCGATAAGGCGGTGCACGAAGGGGCGAAGGCGCGTTACAGCGATCCGCGGATTACGTTCCTTTACGGCGTAGTCGCCAGGGTTGAAGACATGGACCTCGCCAAGTCGCCTACCGATCCCAAGCGGCAACCGCTCTGGCTTGCGGAACGAGATAACCTGGCCCGGCATCCGAACGTGCTCGATCAGTTGCCCGAGAAGATCGACCTGCTGCTTTTGGACGGCGGCGAGTTTACCAGCGACGCAGACTTGAAAGCCCTAGAGGAACGCTCGACCGTGATTGCGCTGGATGACATTCGGCGGGAGTCCGCTTGGAAGAACTTCCGCAACCTGATGCACCTTCGCCAGAAGTGGCCAATCGTCGCAATCGACAAAGAAGACCGGAACGGTTGGGTCGTCTTCAAAAGGCCGTAATGGTGAATCCGGTGGTCGTCATTTCCCACGAACGATCCGGGACACACTTTCTGATCAACACCATCCGGTTGCACTTTGGTTTCGAGCCCGGGGTCGTCAATTTCCCGTTCGCGATGCCTGAGCTTGGAAAGGCGGCCGTTTCGGATGCTGATCCCGCCGTGATTCGCAAAAGCCATCACCAGGCGCAATGCTTCGGACATCAGATCGACGAACTGCTGGCTCGCAATCACGTGTTCTACATCATCAGGGATTGCCGAGCCGTCATGGTCAGTCTGTTTCATTACTGGGAGAAGTCAGACAGCTTCCCCAATCCCGAAAGCCTAAAGGAACTGGCCGTGATGGATCCGCAAGCTGAGCCGTGGGATCAATACCGGGTGGGTAACCCTTCCACGATGGTAGAGCGGTGGACCGATCATATCTCTGGCTGGGAACCGTTTTTCGACCGGCTGACCGTTGTCACCTACGAGAACCTGTCCAACCGCTTCAGGGAAGAAGTAATGCGGATCGGCTGCGTTCTGGGCCGGCTTCCCCGGGAGCCAATCCAAAAACCGCCTTTGCGAAAAAACGTTGTGACGGTCCATCGCGGACTTGTGGACGGGTGGATGGATGAGATGACCCAAAGGCTGTCGGCGAAGATATGGCGAATGGCCGGCCCGCAACGGAGGTGGTTGTCCATATAAACCGCCGATACGGACCCCAGACGGTCAGGCGGCGGACTGGGCGCTCTTGACGGCCCCGGCGTGGTAACCTGAATCAGGTGCACCATGCCAAGCCCGATCACAGCCGCCGACTTCGACATCCAGAACTTTTCAGGCGACGTGTGCGAGCGTCTCCGGAAACTTCTCGAACTTAACAGCACGCTCTTCGCGTGGTTCACTTGGGCCTTCGACGAATCCGGTAACCCGACTTCCGCCTTCCTGGCTTCCCTGTCCAGCATCGGCGTGGCCATTGGCGCGGTCATCTGGTATCCCAAAAACCAGGTGCCGGTCGGTTACATCATCTGCAACGGGCAAGCCATCAACCGGACCACTTACGCACCGCTGTTCGCCGCCATCGGAACCCAGTACGGCGCGGGGGACGGCTCGACCACCTTCAACGTGCCCGACCTGCAACGGAAATACCTGATCGGCGCGGACGGCTCACTGACGGTGGGCCAACTGATCGGCAACGAGACAATCACGGTGGCCAACGGCAACCTTCCTTACCATACGCACCATGGCGGGGCTTATTACCGTGCGACGGCTGGGAACGCTACGGAACTGCCGGCTGATCCCAGCGGGCTCGGGGATGACACGCTGCATTCGAATGCCGGCCATACCACGGACACCGTTCAAACCTGGCATACGGCCGGGGTTCTCACGACCAAGATGAACGGGGCGGAGTCCGGTGATACTACGTCATCCCCGATCAGCATCCTGCCCCCTTCAATGGCTGGTCTCTGGCTGATCAAAACGTGACCGATGAAGCGCCTGGCCTGTTTCAAGGACATCTCCGTTACCCCTCTGGATGGACGGTTTGATGCGCGGTCGCCTTCGGGAAAGCTTGCGTCCGATGATTTCCGGGTTGTTCTCAACGTCGATTCGATTGACCAGAACAAACGCTGCCGGATGGGCGGCTGGCAGAAGCTGATGTCGGACAATCCATTCGGGTTCAACAACCACGACCTGCACGATCAACTGCTCCAGTGCCAGCAGTATTACGAAGGGTTCGAGTATTCCTTCGATTACCCCGGAGATTACCTGGGCGGGGTTTACCCCTTCTGGTTCCCGGGCGATGATGAGCCCGATCTGTTCATCCAGGACCCCGACGGCGGTCCTTACCAGGGCTACGCCAACGCCTACTACGGCGATTACCCTTACACCTTCGTTTTCAACCAGACTTACATCTTCAACGCCTACTACGGCCTGCCGGATTACGAAACCGATTCCACCTACCAACTGGGTTACACCGAACAGATTTACGGCCCGCCGATCCCGGCCTATCCATACGGTGACTTGATCCCCGTCTATGGCGCCGGTTACTCGACGACTTACGAAGAGTGCGGCGAGTATGCCTACCAACGGCCCCAGCAATGCCGCGAGAGCATCACGCTGCTTAAGGAAGCCGTCTCGGTGGGTGGCCGCAGAAACCTGATCGCAGGCACCAAATCCAGGCTTTACGTGCTCAGCCAGCGGGATGGTAACTGGCGGATCCTGGCCGATGGCTTGGGCGGCCCCAACCAACCCGAAGACAACTGCGGTTGCTCGAAGCGCCGGTTCAGAACCGCGCAGCTTGGCAACTTCGTTCTGTTCACCAACGACTTCGATCCTGTTCTGATCTGGCGAATGGACAGCGGCCCCAAGGGTTGTGACCTCTGGAGCGTCGAGTACGTCGCCGAGCTGCTCGCCTTCGGCATCACCAAGGCCAAGGCTATCGCTGCTTGGGAAGGGTTCGTGTTCATCGGCAATGTCCAGGTAGCCGGCGAGCAACAGGTGAGCCGGGTGTTTTGGAGTGACCTGAACAATCCGCGTGCGTGGGCGCCCGGGGGCGGGTCGCTCTCGGGGTTCTTCGACATCGGCCTGGGCGAGGCAATCGTCGAGATCGCGTCCATCGGCGGGCAACTGCGGATTTACACCAAGCGCGGGGACGAGAAAGCGATCTACAACGTGGCCTTGGTGGGGGGCGATGAGATATTCAACTTCCGCGAGATTTACCGCGGCCCCGACGGCATCGAATACGAAAACTCACTGGTCAACACCGGGCGCAGTCATCTCTGGTTCTCAAGCTCAGGGATCATGGTCATCGGCGAGTACGATCGTGTGCCCCATCGGTTCGAGTGGATCTACAAAGCCGACGGCGTGTTCTACAACGGCTTGCCCGGGACGTGGGTTGAAGACTTCGACGGGCTGGATGGGTTCGGGCCGGTCAACAAAGAAGCCTGCGACAACGTGGTTGGCGGCTACAACTCAGAACTGAAACAGGTCTGGTTTTCGTGGCCGACCGATGACAACGAGTGCGCGAACGTGTCGCTGATGCTCAACCCGGTTTATGAGACCGCCAGCTTGGTCAATCACGGGTTCAGCGCGTTCGCCGTCTTCCGCCCGGACTACGCGCTTACCCTGCGGGCGTTCCTGGCTGAGTTCGGCGGTTGTGACCCGGACGATTTCGTGATGCCCAAGGAAGGCGATCCATCCGATGTGGACCAGGGTTACCTGGCGGCTTACATCGTCAACGAAGCCGAAGACCCGGACGCACCGGCTCACGCTCAGTCGATCTGCGCGGCGTTGGCCAATACCACGCTCGAAGACCTGTGCGAATCTTGCGATGCCGATTCCTTCTTCGTGATGGCTGATGCATCGGACAAGACGCTCAAGGAATTCACGCCCCGGCAGTATTACCGGGAACGCTACGTCGATGAAGGCGTGGTTTATGAATGCCCGACTACGACACCCGGCCAGTACGTCAACGACGGTTACTATTCGATGATGCAGTCCGATGCCAAGGACGAAGACAAGAAGACTGAGAAACTGGTCAACAAAGCCGTGGTCGATTTCATTGCCGAGGAACAGACCACGCCATCCAAGCTCTACTTCAACCTGGCTTACGGCTATCAGCCTGACTGTCTGCAATGGGACTTGAGCGCCAAACCGCAGAAGCTGGAATGCCTGACGAACCGGAGCGACCGCCAGCACGCCATAGCGCGAACCCGGGCATCGCGATTGCCTTCTTTCAAAGTGTACCGGAAAGGCGTTTATTTAGCCTGGCGGTTCTATGTGAAAGGGACCGGGGGCGCGTCATGTTTCAATGGCGTGACGTGGACGGTGCGCCCGGCAACCGGAGAATGGGATTAACAGATGGCGAACTTGCAACTGGAACGGCGGGCGCAAAAGCGAAGGGCGCTAACGGATTTTACCGTGCCGGAATTTCCAAAGCTG